CTCAAGGAACCTCGCAGGATGCGATTCATCAGGATGATGAAAAGGAACACAGGGACTAGGGAAAAAATGTGGGCGGGTCATACCGCCCCTTTTTTTTGCCTGTAGAAAAGTGAAACCCGTCCCGCAGAAATGCAAAAAGGCCCGCAAGGGGCCTTTTGGAGGGCATCGACGCTATCAGCGCTCGAGGTCTGCAATCTTGCCTTTCTTGCCATCCCAATCCGCCGCATCCGGCATCGGGTCTTTGCGCTCAGTGATATTCGGCCAGATTTCCGCCAGCTCAACGTTCAACTGAATAAATTCCTGCATTTCTGCCGGGACTTCGTCCTCGGAGAAAATTGCGACGGCCGGGCATTCTGGCTCACACAGGGCGCAGTCAATGCACTCGTCCGGGTGGATGACCAGGAAGTTCGGGCCTTCGTAGAAGCAGTCCACCGGACACACTTCTACGCAGTCGGTGTACTTGCACTTGATGCAGTTGTCGGTGACGACGAAGGTCATTTCTAATTTTCTCCTCAGGCGGCGGCAGCGAAACCCCTTGTGGCAGGGCTCGCGAGGTTCGGGAGCGATAGTCTGCAGGCCAGGCTAAAAGCCCGCAGCATCCCAAACCGCGCGAGAGTCTACCAGCTTGCACGCGTCTGCGTTATATCCGAGTCTTCAGTGCATATAACATTTCGAGCGCTTTTCGCGGGGTCAAGTCGTCCACGTCAAGCTTAGCCAACTCATCCAGCACCGGATGAGGCAAGCTGGCGAACATGTCGCTCTGGTGTGGCGCACTGGGTTTGTTGCTGGCTTTGGCCGGGCTGGCCACGGGAATCTCGTGGGGCAGGGCGGTTTCTTCCAGGCGGCTCAGGTGTTCGCGGGCACGGGTAATCACCTCGGCGGGTACGCCGGCCAGTTGTGCCACGGCCAGCCCGTAACTCTGGCTTGCCGGGCCGGGCAGCACGTGGTGCAGGAACACGATGCGCTCGTTGTGCTCGGTGGCATTGAGGTGCACGTTGGCCACCAGCGGCTCGTTTTCCGGCAGCACCGTCAGCTCGAAATAGTGCGTCGCGAACAGCGTATACGCCCGCAGGTGTGCCAGACGCTCAGCCGCCGCCCACGCTAGGGACAACCCGTCGAAGGTGCTGGTGCCGCGGCCCACTTCGTCCATCAGTACCAAGCTGCGTTCGGTGGCGTTGTGCAGGATGTTGGCGGTTTCGCTCATTTCTACCATAAAGGTCGAACGGCCACCGGCCAGGTCATCGCTGGAGCCGATTCGGGTAAAGATGCGGTCCACCAGGGACAGTTCGCAACTGGCCGCCGGCACGAAGCTGCCGATATGGGCCAGCAGCACGATTAATGCGGTCTGACGCATGTAGGTGGATTTACCGCCCATGTTCGGACCGGTGATCACCAGCATGCGGGTGTCGTCGTCCAGCGACAGATCGTTGGCGACGAACGGCGTGGTCAGAACCTGCTCCACCACCGGGTGGCGACCTTGCACGATGCGCATGCACGGCTCGCTGACAAAACGCGGGCAGTTCAGGTCAAGGTTCAGGGCGCGCTCGGCGAGGTTGCTGAGCACGTCCAGCTCCGCCAGCGCAGCGGCGGTGTCCTGGAGTGGTGCCAGCTTGCCGATCAAGTCTTCGAGCAAGGCTTCGTAGAGCATCTTCTCCCGAGCCAGGGCGCGGCTTTTGGCCGACAGTGCCTTGTCTTCGAACTCTTTAAGTTCCGGGGTAATAAAGCGCTCGGCACCCTTGAGGGTCTGGCGCCGCTGGTAATCGATCGGCGCCTGCTCCGCCTGCTTGCTCGGCAACTCGATAAAGTAGCCGTGCACGCGGTTGTAGCCGACTTTCAGGTTGGCGAGGCCGGTGCGGGCTTTTTCGCGGGCTTCCAGGTCGATCAGGAACTGCCCGGCGTTCTCGCTCAGGGATTGCAGTTCGTCCAGCTCGGTGTCGTAACCGGTCTTCAAGACGCCACCGTCACGGATGATCGCGGGCGGGTTGTCGATGATGGCTTTTTCCAGCAGCGCCGCCAGTTCCGGGTAGGTGCTGGTGGTGACGGCAAGCTGCTGCAGGTGCGGAGCTTCCAGTTCGGTCATCGCTGCTTGCAGTTGCGGCAGGGCGCCGAGGGCATCCCGCAGGCGTGCCAGGTCGCGGGGCCGTGCGTTGCGCAGGCCGATCCGCGCCAGGATCCGCTCGATATCCCCGATTTCCTTGAGCTGCGGTTGCAGCTTTTCAAAGCGGTATTGATCCAGCAGGCACGTAATAGAGGTTTGACGGGCTTGCAGCACGGTCAAATCCCGCAGCGGACGGTTCAACCAGCGCGTCAGCAAGCGGCTGCCCATGGCGGTCTGGCAACGGTCGACCACCGATTGCAAGGTGTTGTCGCGCCCGCCGGCCAAGTTGGTGTCCAGTTCCAGGTTGCGACGGCTGGCGCCATCGAGCACCACGGTGTCGTCCAGACGTTCATGACGCAGGCTGCGCAAATGCGGCAGGGCCGTGCGTTGGGTTTCCTTGGCATAGCTGAGCAGGCAACCGGCGGCGCCGATAGCGAGGGTCAGGGTTTCGCAGCCAAAACCCTTGAGGTCTTGCACGGAGAATTGCTGGCACAGGCTTTTCAGCGCCGAATCACGCTCGAAATCCCACGGCGCGCGACGCTTGGTCCCACGACGACGTTCCGCCGGCAGATCCTTTGGCCAGTCATCCGGAATCATCAGCTCCACCGGGTTGACGCGCTCCAGCTCCGCCAGCAGGTTTTCCCAGCCCTTGATTTCCAACACCGTGAAATTGCCACTGGTGATGTCCAGCACGGCCAGGCCGAACAGCCGCTCATCCCCCAGCACCGCCGCGATCAGGTTGTCGCGACGCTCATCCAGCAGCGCCTCATCACTCACCGTCCCCGGTGTAATGATGCGCACCACCTGGCGTTCCACCGGGCCCTTGCTGGTGGCCGGGTCGCCGATCTGCTCACAGATCACCACCGACTCGCCCAGCTTCACCAGCTTGACCAGGTAACCTTCCAACGAATGATAAGGAATCCCGCACATCGGAATCGCCTGCCCGGCCGACTGCCCGCGCGCGGTCAGGGTGATGTCCAGCAACTTGGCGGCCTTCTTTGCGTCTTCATAGAAGATCTCGTAGAAGTCGCCCATGCGGTAGAACATCAACTGATCAGGGTGCTGGTTTTTCAGGCGCCAGTACTGCTGCATCATCGGGGTGTGGGAGGACAGATCGGAAGTGTTTTTACTCATTGGATAGTTAGCAAATTCGTTGAAAGTGATGGGGCAAAGGGGGCGCTTGGCCCAGCATTTTTTGCAATGGGCGCAAGGTTAACACGCGAGGTCGGGGCTTCGCAGTTCACAAACGGTCAGGTAAATCTTGGCAATCAATGCATTAAATATGCAAATTAGCATTTGCCAAGCATCAAAACTGCCTGCACTATCCGCGTTATGCAAAAACGCAACGTTTCTATCGTCTTAAGAGAGCTGCTGGACCGCGACCGGATCTCCCCCACGGAGCTTCACCGGCGTACCGGCGTGCCTCAATCCACGTTGTCCCGGATCCTCAGCGGCAAGATCGTTGATCCGTCGGACAAGCACATCTCACGCATCGCCGATTACTTTCAGGTCAGCACCGATCAGCTGCGCGGGCGCGCAGGGCTGGTGTCGGCGCGGGCGGACGAGCGTGACCCGATGCATTCGGAACTCAAGGACATAAGCCTGTGGGACGACGACACGCCCGTTAATGATGACGAGGTGTCGATCCCCTTTCTGCGCGAGGTTGAATTGGCTGCTGGATCAGGAAGATTCGTCATCGAGGAAAGCGAGAAGGCCAGCCTGCGATTCGGCAAGCGCAGCCTGCGGCATAACGGGGTGCAGTTCGACCAGGCCAAGTGCGTCACGGTGCGTGGCAACAGTATGTTGCCGGTGCTGCGTGACGGCGCGACCGTCGGCGTCAACGCCGGCAAGTGCGGGATTGGTGACATCGTCGACGGCGATCTGTATGCCATCAACCACAACGGCCAACTGCGTGTGAAACAGCTCTACCGCCTGCCTTCGGGGATTCGCCTGCGCAGCTTCAACCGCGATGAACACCCGGATGAAGATTACAGCTTCCAGGACATCCAGGATGAGCAGATCAGCATCCTCGGTCACGTCTTCTGGTGGGGCATGTACGCCCGCTAACCCTTCTTCGTAAGACAAAGCCCGCCAATGAGCGGGCTTTTTTTCGTCCGTGCAAAACCACCAAACCCTTTGCCCATAAGGCTGTAAATGCATCCATGCATATGCGCTGCAAAAATAAATGCATTTGTGCATTGACTGTATATGCATACATGCATATTCTTCATCTCAAGCCAGCCAAGAAGGCCTGGTGGAGGCGGCAAGGATGCTGCCAAGGAAGACAAGGACGTTACGCAACACCGGCAAGGACGCCATCGAAGCGATGGCACGGATGCCAGGCAACACCGGCAAGGATGCCGACGCTCTTTAGTTTCAAACCGCTTCAAGAACAGGCAGCGATGAACCGGCCTTAACGGTTCAGAGGGTTGGCAACTGGCCCGGGTGTGCAGCGTAAAGCACCAGAAGCAGTTATCCGGCAGACAGGGATCGTGGTCGGAAAAACATTGAGGAAAGAACCGTACCGCGCCAGTAGCGCCGAAAGTTCGAGGAAATCATTACTGAAAAGCCCGGGCAACCGGGCTTTTTGGAATGCCTACCTATAAATGGAATTACCCAAAACCCGGTACTGCGCCGGTAATGCTCAGCCAGGAGGCGTGACATGACAAACGAGCAGCAAGCGTTAGCGGAAATGCCTATCTGGTTGGTGATCGCACTGGCCCTGATCGGCGGTGTATCCGGAGAAATGTGGCGCGCCGACAAGGAGGGCGCCCGCGGTTGGTCGCTGGTGCGACGCCTGGCCCTGCGTTCCGGGGCCTGCATGGTGTGCGGGGTGTCAGCCCTGATGCTGTGCTACGCCGCCGGCATGTCGATCTGGACGGCCGGCGCCATTGGCTGCCTGACCGCCATGGCCGGTGCCGACGTGGCCATCGGCCTTTATGAACGCTGGGCGGCCAAGCGCATCGGCGTCAACGAAGGCCCAGGCCGGGACCCGCAGTAACCGTTGCAAGGACGCTACTTAAATGACACTCATCGAAAAACCTTCCCAACTGCCCCAGGCCATCAACGAGGCGTTGCGGGTTGCCTTTCCGAATCTGAAGGTCGGCAATCATCAGGACTTCCAGGGCACCGCGGATAACACCGGCGTGTTGATCACGGTCGAAGGCAATGGCCCGGGCATTCGCTCCCGCGAAGGGCGCAAGGCCCACGCCCTGGGGATTTCACTCAAGGCCATGGTTGCTCCGGGTGCCTTGCCCTTTGATGCCTGCGACCTGGCCAGCCAACTGATGGACCTGGTGTTGGATAACCGCTGGAACCTGCCGCAGGAGCAGTGCGACCTGCCGACCAATATCGTCGCTGCGCCCTCAATACGCACCACCGCAGAAACGGACTACGACACCTGGACCGTCAGCTTCACCCAAACCCTCTATATCGGACCGCCGCTGCTCAACGATCCCACAGGCCAACCGCTGTTCGCCTACACTTGGGAAGTCTCGAACATCGACGACCCCGACCAATACAAGCCGCTGGCGGAGTAGCCCATGTTCGACGCGCTGTTACGCATGCAACTGGGACCGATCGTCGAACGACTGGCGGAAATGGAAAACCAGCTCGAAGACCTGTATCGACGCGCCGAAAGTTTCTGCCGCATCGGCGTGTGCCAGGAGGTCGACGCGGCCAGCAATACCTGCAAGGTCAGCCACGGCGAACTGCTCACCCCGGCGATCCGCTTTTTCAACCCCAGCGCCGGTGCGCAGACAGAAACCCGCATCCCGTCAGTGGGCGAGCAATGCTTGCTGCTCAACTACGGCGGCGGGGAGGGCGGGGCACAATCGGTGGCCTTGTTCGGCCTGAACAGCGACCGTTTTCCGCCGGTTTCCAGCGTCCCGACCCTGACCCGACGCCGCCATCAAGACGGCACCCAAAGCGACTACGACGACGCCAGCCATACCTTCAACTGGGTCAACGGCCCGACTACATTCATCGGTTCCCGCGAACAGGTCGACGTCAAGGTCGGCGCCGCCAGCCTGACGATGAGCGCCGAGGGCATCACGCTGCAAGTTGGCGGTACAAGCCTGTTGCTGGACGCCGGCGGCGCGCACTTCAGCGGCCCGGTGGTGGACCACCAAGGCCGAGTCATCAGCCCCTGATAAGGACATCCCATGATCGGAATCGATCGGAACACCGGGGCGGCCGTCGATGACTGGCTGCAATTCGTCCAGCGCGCCACCCGAGCGCTGACCACTCCCTTGGGCACTCGCCAGAAGCGCCCGCTGTACGGCTCGATGATCCCGCAACTGCTTGGGCAAAACCTCGGCGATGACCTGCTGATTCTCGCCCAGAGCCATGCCGCCCAGGCGTTCTATAACCCGCAGAACGGCATCGCCGACTTCGAACCGCAAGTCATCGTCGCCAACCGCCAGGGCGCCGGCCTGTTGCTGCGCTTCGCCGGCACCTGGAAAAACCGCAAACAAACCTTCGAGGTGGTGACATGAGCATGCTGATACCTGGCCAGAACCAGTTGGCTGAGCCAGCGATCATTGCCGTCGATGAATTCGAGCCGCTGTTGGCGGAGTTCAAGGCGTTTGTCGTTGATTACGTCGCGACTCGTGCGCCGGAAAATGCGGCCAAGCTGAAGGTCAGCCTGGAGAACGAAAGCGAACTGCTGACGCTGGCATTGGAGGCTTTCTGCGTTCGCCTGCAGACCCACGAGCGTAAATACAACGCCCGCATCAAGCAGATGCTGGCGTGGTGGGCCACCGGCAGCAACCTCGACGCACGCCTTGCCGACATGGGCCTGGAGCGTCAGGTGCTCGACCCTGGTGACCCGGCGGCTTTCCCGCCCGTGCCGCCGACGTTGGAGAGCGACGACGACGCCCGGTTGCGTTATTACCTCGCGCCTCACGCTCCGGCGGCGGGTTCGCGGATGCAGTATCGGCGGGAGGTTTTCACCCTCGGTGAACGTCCATCAGTGAAAGTGCAAAGTGCTACGCCGGGGGTGGTGACGGTCACTTATACCTTCGACCCCGACGGTTACGCGGCGCGGGTCAAGGATGGCAACGGCCGTCGCACTGCGCCCGGTGAAGTGATGGTCACGGTCCTGTCCCGAGACGGGGATGGCACACCTTCCGCTGATCTGCTCGACGGTGTACGCCGGCACTTTGCCCGGCCTGAAGTGCGCCCGGAAACGGATCTCGTCACGGTGCAGGCGGCTCAGATTCTGCGCTACAAAATCCGCGTGGTGGCGAAGATCAACGCCGGCCCGGACTCCGGGCTCACTCAAGTCGCCGCCCAGAAACTGCTGCAAGACTATGCAGAATCTTGTCATCGCCTGGAAGGGCGGGTGGACCCGAGCTGGATCGACTACGCCATCCACTCGGCGGGCGCTGCGCAACTGCAAATTCTTGAGCCGCTGGAGCCGATCGTCACCACGGCATTCCAGGCCCCGTATTGCACGGGCGTCGAGGTGGAGGTGCGCACGCTATGAACGAGACAAAAGGCAGCTTGCTGCCCGCCAACAGTTCGCCGTTGGAGAAGGCACTGGACTTGGGTTTTGGGCAGTTGCTTGACCGGGTGACGCCACCCTTTCCCGCCTTGATGAACCCGCTGCAAACGCCGGTTGAGTTCCTTCCCTACCTGGCCGCTGATCGCGGCGTCAGTGAATGGGACGCCGCTGCCAGCGAGTCTGAGAAGCGCCTCACCGTGGCCTTGTCCTGGCAGATCCAACGTCAGGCCGGTACGCCCAAGGCGCTGAGCTATGCCGTCGAATCGCTGGGATTCACCCCCAATATCAGTGCCTGGTATCAACAGCGGCCAACCGGTCTGCCTTACACCTTTGACGTGCAGGCAATCATCGGTCGCAGTTGGTCCAGTGGCGATCACAACCGTTTGATCCGCCGCATCAACGCGGCCAAGAGCGAGCGGGACCTGGCCACTATCACCATCGTGCACGAGACCTCCCAGGGTTTACGTGTCGCTGCAGCCGCTGATCCAGGGTTGAGCATCGGCGATGAGAGCCAGCCCGGGGCGTTACCCGAGGTGAAGCTGCACGGGGTACTTGCTTGTAGCAGCGTGGCGCACACACCGCTCAGCGATGGCGAGTTGCAGCTGTGCGGCGTACTGCCTGAATTCGGGCTGGCGGCCCGGCTTAACAGTGCCGGGGTAGCCCGGCACTACACCATTAACGACTACGACCTCAGGGCGCAGCCATGACAGATGAAATTACACGCCTGGTGCGCTTCACCTCCAAGGGATTGGATGAAGTGCTGCAGGCAAAGAACCAGGGCTTGAAAGGCGAAATCACCCACATTGGCGCCGGTACTGGCCGCTACAACCCCGACGGCACCGAAGTTGCCCTGCGTGACGAGCGCCAACGGGTCGCCATTGTGGACTACGAGGACTTGGGCGACCGACAACTCAGGATGGCCGCGCTGTTTGATGGCGAGGCTGAGTATGAGATTGGCGAGTTTGGGTTTTACCTCGCCAGTGGGACCTTGTTGGCGGTGTATTCCGTGGCGGGGAAGTTGCTGACGTATAAAGCGGCTGCGGCTCGGGTGCTGCAGAAGTTCACGTTGGATATTTCGCCGTTGCCGGCGGACAGCGTGACGATTGTGGTGGGGAGTGAAAATCTGAATGTGTTGTTGGTCGATGAGCTGGCGACATTGGCCGCTGCCAGTGTCGATAATATGGCCAGGGGGGTCGGGCTCTTGCTTCGTGTGATGCAACTTGAGAGTAAAGATAGCGCTTTATAGATGTAAGGTTTATTTGGTTTTGACCAGTGAGGTTTTACTAAGTGATCAAAGAAGATAAGGAGATCGTATTTTGAGTACAGAACAGCAACTTGCTGCAGTCGTCAACGCAGCGAATAGTCTTACCAACGTAGTTACTGGCAAGGTCGGGGAAATTGATAAAGCGATTGTAGAGGCTCGGCGCGCCTATGATGCACAATTGCTGGATCTTAAAAGCCGCTTGCCAAGGCTTGCGGTGACTAAAAATTTCAATTTGTATCCCAGTGCTGACGGAAAGCTGATCGATAATTGGGGGATTCATGGGGAGGTTACGTGCAATAAGCTTCGTTCAATCACCACCGTCTCTCAAGACACTGCCGGTTGGATGCCATC